TCTAACACCTCTGTTAATTCGTAGTGCATGTTGTTCTCCTACTGTGAATTTCTTGTTCTGAATGAGATAATCCTAAAGTTTGTTGTTCCTGACCGTCCCGGCTTTACAACCACCTGAAGGCTACTCAAGAAAAGACCAATCTGTGCGGAGTTGGGTGATGACCCAACAATAAAAGCCGATCCTGTTTGCTCTACAATTTTAAGAACACCGCCGCCTGACACACATAAAGCTGCTTCTCCAGTACTATTTATATCATTTATAAGGAACATCCCAGAGAACTTGTTTCCAGTTCCAAGTATATTAGTGGCAGTACCTTGCGTAACTGCCAGTACATTTGTATCGCTTGTTCTCTGTGAAACATCTATGTTACCTTGTTCAAGAGAACCGTCGCCATGATTGTGTATGAAGGTACCAATATGAATCTGCCCATCTGCGGTAGCACTTGCCGCTGTTATATCCTTACCAATAATAATATTAGATGAACCTGTAGTGATGTTATATCCTGCACCCTCTCCAAGTCCTACGTTATTAGAACCTGTAGTAACCCCAGTTAAAGAAGAACCGCCAAGGGCGGTATTGGCATTACCAGTCGTAATTCCGTCACCGGATGTCGCACCAACTAGCGTGTTATTGGTCGCCGCTCCTTGAAGTAACAGACCTGCTTTCTGACCAATAGCCGTATTATGATTACCTGTAAGCTTTGTACCTGTAATTCCTTGACCTGCTTCAGCCCCTACAAAAGTAGAACCATCGGTTGTGGTTGCAAACAATCCTGCAAGACCACCAACAAGGATGTTTTGAACGCCTGTTGTTATATTTGACCCTGAACCATGCCCTACAGCCACGTTATACATATTAGCGGCACTAGCAGGGTTCTGAAGTTTTAAAGCACTATGGCCTATTGCAACAGATACGTGACCTAGAACATTTGTGGTTAAAGCACTCGCACCAACCGCTACGTTATAATCTGCATCTGTTAAAGCATCACCTGCTAGTCCACCTATTAGGGTGTTTTCAATGCCTGTGGTTATTAGCCGCCCTACATTTGTGCCTACAGCTACGTTGTGAGCCGCTGTTGCAGATGTAAAGTTTTGTGTGGTTAGCGCATATGCTCCGATAGCAACATTTTGGCTACCTTTTGTATCTGCCCCTAACGCTCTTGCTCCCAAAGCTATGTTGTATTCGCCAACTGTTATAGCATCACCCGCAAGACCACCAATGAGGGTGTTTTCAATGCCAGTGGTTACTGCGGCCCCTGCTCCGAAACCAACCGCTACGTTGTACATATCAGCGGCAGACGCAGGATTCATGGCAAATAGAGCGTCTCTACCTAGAGCAGTATTACGAGCGCCTAATATATTTGTACTCAATGCACCTGAACCAATTGCCGTGTTGAAACTTGCAGTTGTGTTAGCGTCTAATGCGGCTTGTCCTAAGGCTGTGTTCTCTGTGCCTTCAGTGTTGGCGGCTAAAGAATTATAACCAACCGCTGTGTTGTAACTTGCAGTTGTGTTAGCCGCTAAAGCTGTCCTACCAACTGCTGTATTGAAAGCCCCTTCAGTGTTGGTCTTTAAAGCCTCACGACCTAAAGCGCTGTTATGTTGACCTGATGTATTGCTTAATAAGGCTGACGCACCTACTGCTGTATTAAATCCTGCGGTCGTACTTGCGACTAATGCGTTATAACCCACTGCTGTGTTCTCATCGCCCGTACTAATCGCAGTACCTGCCTCATCACCCACGACAGTATTATAATTACCACCGCTTGCAATGCTGTTACCTGCGTTGACACCGAATCGGACGTTAGAGGTTCCTGCGGTTGGGGTGCTGAGTGAGCCGTCTGAGGCTATGCGGAAGGCCTCAAAATTCTGTGAATTACTTCCTACTGGATGAAAACTTAATGATTGAGTATGATTATTCGTACCACCACCTGACGCGGCAGTATGGTCGGAGACAATCTTTGATGAATTAGCTAAAGTTGTGCTTGTTGCGCCTAAAATAAGTGACGCAGTAGAAGCAAGATTTTCGTAGGCGTTACCTAGCTGATTAGCCGCTACTGATACATCACCACCATGATTAGTTTTGTAGGCTTCTAATTGAGTTGCTCTAACACTAGAATTAAACGTAGCCGCACCTGCCGCTGACGCATCAAGGGCGAGGGCTGTTACTTCACTACCACCATCGTTTACTGCAAACAGCATGTCTGCGTCTGAAATTATAGATTGAATTTTGAAACGACTACTGTCTATTTTCAAAGCACCGTATTGTGTTCCACCGTCTTTAAGTCTTATTTCACCATTATCATCTGCATCAAGAGTTATATTTCCTGCTACATCAACAAGCATATCACCAGAGCTTAAAGCTAATGTAGTTCCATCAAGCGTAAAGTTATCTACTACTACACCTGCGTTGGCTGTTACAACACCTGCAACCGCTAGAGTACTAGCCATATCTACAGCACCATCAATGTCAACGACATCAAGGTTGGTAGTGCCGTCTACGTCTATATCGCCTGATATATCCAAAGAAGCTACTACAGCCGTACCTGTAAGCGTAGGAGTAGTTAGCGTTTTATTTGTTAATGTTTCTGTTCCAGTTACTAATGAAACTGTACCAGTAGCATTCGGCAAAGTAATAGTCCGATCTGCTGTAGCGTCTACAGAGGTTAGAGTTGTTTCGTGTGCATCGGCTGTAGCGCCTTCAAACACAACAGCATTGTTAGCACTCATAGTAACTGAGTCTACAGTACTAAGTGTACCGCTAACAGAAATGTTAGTTGCAGAAAGAGTGCCTGTGCTAGGGTTGTATTTTAAGTCTCCGTCAGACTCTAAGCCTAAGTTACCGCCGTCTAAATCACCGCCCGCCGTAAAGACAATAGCGTTGTTTTCGTTTGTGCTTTCGTTGTCAGTGATTGTAACTGTTGTAGCGATTGCCGCTGTGCCTGTTGTATCTTGGTTCAGTGTGCCGACTGTAAAGTCTAAAGTGTTGTCTGCGTCCTGATAGGCTACTGTAATGCCTGACTCAGTATTAGAACTAACCATAGCTCCTACAGTATCAGCAATAGTTTCTGCTAAAGTAACACCTGCAATAGTAAGCGCGTCAGTTTCTAAGGTTCCGTCAACATCTACATCGCCTGAAATGTCTAAAGAGGCGGCATTTAAAGCACCTGTAACAGTTAGTGTGCTTGTGCTTGGGTTATAGTATAAGTCTCCATCAGACTCTAAGCCCAAGTTACCGCCATCCAGATCTCCACCCGCTGTAAAGATAATAGCATTATTTTCGTTTGTGTTTTCGTTATCAGTAATTGTAACTGTTGTAGCTACAGCCGATGTGCCTGAGTAGCCCGAAGAAGTAATTGTGCCTAGTGAGCTACCTGCGTCTGCAAAAGTAACTGTGCCGCCATCAGCATCCAGAGTTATGTTACCTGCAACGTCTAGTGTTAAAGCACCGCTTGAATCTATTTCAGTACCGTCTATTGTAATGTTGTCTACTTTTACACCTGCATTAGCGGTTACAATACCTGCAACAGCAAGCGTAGAAGCCATATCTACAGCACCATCAATGTCAACAACATCAAGGTTAGTAGTTCCATCTACATCAATGTCACCAGAAATATCTAAAGAAGAAGCAGTCAAGACACCTGTAACGCCAAGAGTACCTGCAATGGTTGCGTTTACATCTACATCTAGTGTATCTATGTGTGCAGTACCATCAAGATATAAGTCTCTCCATTCCTGCGAAGAGCTTCCAAGGTCAAATGCACTGTCAGTATTAGGAATAATATTACTGTTTACATCAGCACCGAATACAACATTATCGCTTGCCGCGTCACCTAGAGTAAGCGTACCGCCATTAAGCGTTGTAGTACCAGTAACTACAAGAGTTCCACCGATAGTTGTATTGCCTGTTATACCTAGTGTGCCGCCAACAGTTGTGTTGCCTGTTACTCCAAGAGTACCTGCAATGGTTGCGTTAGCGTCTACGTCTAAGGTGTCTACGTGGATTGTTCCATCAAAGTAGCCGTCTTTAAACTCTAAAGAACTTGTACCTAAATCTATATCACTATCAGTAACAGGAACGATTGCACCATCTTGGATGCGAATCTGCTCGACTGCTGAACCACCAACCTCTACAAAGACTCCCCAACGATTGTTAGAACTGTCTACTACAATCTTGTTTAAGAAGTTCTGATCACCAATTGTATGTATGTTACCACCTTCAGCCGCACCGCCATCGTGTTGGTGTCCGGTAGTGCCAGTAGTAGTGTATGCAAACGCAGATACAAGTTTATTGTATTCGTCATTGAAAAGAGCGGCTGTGATTGTATCGCCATCTGTAAGTGTGCTTTGTCGTGTATAACTTGTTCCTGCCATGTCTGGTTATCTCCTGCCTGATGGGACGTAATCAACGTATAAGCCGTTAATTGCATAGGGTGCGTTTTGGTCATCACTGGTAATTCTAAAGTTTGCTACGTGTCCACTGCCTTCTACTGCCTGTCTAAACATTGGGTCTTTACTGCCACCAAATGTAGCCGCCGCAAATATTGCTGATCCAAAAGCCGAAGGAATTGGAATACCCTCTACTGGATATATTGGAGGCTGTGGAATATCTAAAGATTCGTAGTCGTATCTAAGTCTTAAAGATGGGAGTATCTGTCCTTCAGGGGAAACAGATATTTTTACGTAGTATAAAGTTTTTCGAGTTCCAATGTCTCCAAAGTCATAATTGGGTGTAGTATACTTTGCGCTAATATTAAAAGCTATTCCTGAGTCAGAAAAAGCATTTCCTGTATCGTGGTTGTAAATATAACCTTTATTATCTCCGTGGAATGTATTTTCTACACCGTCTTTGTTAAATCCTGATGTTAATCCTGTTGCTTGTATTCCTTTTGTTTCAGACCACTCAAAACCGTTAGGTGTTAAAGTTCCAATAATTCCTAGTGCAGAAGATGATCCACCTCCTACCTGACTAAAGAATAATCTATACTGAGACTTACTGCGGAGTACTGTGCTTGTAAGTGTAAAGGTGTTTACAGAGTTTGCAAGTGTAGCTATTACTGATTGTATCTGCCTACTTACTGATCCTAATTCAACGTCACCAATACGTGCTGTACCTGCTACTGAACGAATACCATCTGGGCTAAGGAATACTAAGTCACCACCAATCTCCTGAATACTATGAGAGCTAAGGCAACCTACGTTTTGTGTTACTGGAACTATTGCAATATTAGTAGAACTATTTATATTTATAAGCTTGTGAATACTGTTGCGGCAGAAAATCATTAAGTCGTTACGAAAACTTTTAATGCCTACTACTTGATCTGGAAGTACAATAGCTCCACCTGTAGAACCAGAAAAATCACTAGGATCTAAAAGATTACTATAAAAGATTGTGTTCTTTGCGCTTGGTGATCCTGCAACAACTAAGTGACTGTCGTGAATAACACATACTGTAGGAGATGTTGTTCCATCTACTGTTACTTCTTCTGCAAAGAATGTGCGAGAAGCTAAGCCACCAGTGCCTGTCATATTAAATAAGAAAGGCTTGTTTATCCCATCAGTGATTATAAGCTGACCGTAGTCGCTGTTACCTTCAAAGATTGTAAAAGTTACTTGGGCTTGTCCAGTTCTTGCATCTACGCTACGGTTACTAAAGGTTGTGAAGTTGTCTCCTCCACTGGCTACGCTTGCTTTGTTTAACTGTAACCAACTTGCTCCATCAACACTAAAGAAAATACCTGTACCGCTACAAACAACTACACCGTCTGCATAAACTTTAAGTCCTAATACAGTTTCACCACCATTAGGTCGATTAGATCCAAAAGCTGAGTAACCATTTATACGTCTGTACCCGCCATCTGGATTCACTTCAAAGTTTAATAACTCTGTAGCAACTCCGGGCTGAGCAAGCATTTCAAGCTGATTAAGGTTGGTGTTTAACCCGCCTCTACAAGAGATACCAAAGGGTTGTGAAGCGGCCATTAAACATACCTCATCCGATCATCTTTAATATATGTAGGCGTAGGCTCAATAAGGTTAGAACGCATACTGCGTAATCCTTTTTTGTAATCATCTAATGCGAATGCCGCCGCCTGTGGATTGTCTTTGAACTGCCAGATATAGTACCTAGCTCTAGCTTGTAGAACACCAGTATACAAATCTGGGAAAACTAGAGTGTCGCCATGAGCAACTAGTTTTGTTGGAAGGTTCCACGCATAAAACCAAACGCGGTATACCTTATCGGGAATAGGGCTGAGTCCAAACTTACGTGAGTCTGGGCTTCTAATAACGGCAGAAGGAACACCGTAGTTTTGTGTGTCTGCATCGTCTAGGTTCTCTCCAACTCTGCGAAAGTCTTTCCATTCTTCAGTTGTTAAGAATTTAAGGTTGC